GTCCGTCGTGGGTGAATGACTGATTGACGACTGCTTCGTAGAACTTCTGAGTTGCAGGAACCATTCGCTCTGCGGAGTTGGGATATGCCACCACCGGCAATCCTTCTTCGTCAAGAACCATAAATGTTCGGTTCCATCGTGCGGGATCGAAAACAATCTCTCTGACATTGATTCGATTATTGCGTGCAGTGTTGATGATTGCCTGCTCGACTTCTGCGACAGGAACGAACCATCCTTGTTCTGCATTGTCAGGCTTCTCCCATAATCCAATAACTGCGCAATGTGGTTTTTCACCGCCGAGATACCACGCGAGCAAAGCAGTAGAATCGTTAGAGAATGAACCGTCAAAGGCAAGAACAACATCTTCGCCAGGAATGTTCGGCCTGCCGTCATAGACAAGAGCTTCCCACGATCCTTGTGGTAGCCATGCCTGAGTTGTTGAGACAAATGTATTGCATCGCTTCGTGCGAAACTCTGCTTCTGGAGTGCGCAATACCGCAGACTCAAAATCTTGAATGTCAACGATGTCGCCAAGACCTGGATTAGCCTCTGCCCACACTTCAGGTTTTCTGTGGTCGGCATCAACCGCAGTTGGTTCCCACCACGCAAAGAAAAATGTTGGATCAGTATTCTCGCCCTTGACTATTTTCTGCCCGTATTGGTAGAGCGAATAGCAGAGCGAGTCTTGACCCGTCGCGTTTGATTTAACGCCCGCAGTCGTAATACCGAAAAGTAAAGAATCCGCACGAGCGCCACCGGCAAGGGAAAGCGTGTTCCATAAATCCCACGAGGGTTGTGCGTGAACTTCGTCAAAGATAACAAGCGGTGAAGGGTTAAGTCCTTCTTTTGTGTATGCCTCTGCCGATAGAACACGATAAACACTCGCCTTGTCTTTGTATTCAATCGCGTCACGATACAGAGTGAACATTGACGAAAGTTCTTCATCAAGTTCAATCATTCGCTTCGCAGTTCCAAAGACAATGCGTGCTTGATCTCTATCTGCTGCGCACGAATAAATTTCTGAACCATTGCCGCCAATAGTCAAGCCTGCAAGACCCATTGAAGCTGCAAGTGCCGACTTGCCATTCTTGCGTGCCATTCCGACAAGGGCGGTGCGATGTCTGAATCTGCCATCATCACGGCGAGCAAGAGCGTGGCGCAATAATTCTTTCTGCCAATCACGAAGCACAAGAAGTTTTCCGGCAGGAGAAGCGACGGAATCTTTCGTCACTCGACAGACGGCTTCTGCGAACTTGGCATAAATGTCGCCATCGCCTTTGTCTTGTTCAGACTCAGGCACCGGCGTTAGCCAGCGCGGTGGCCAACTACTGTGCGACATCGCGCTTTTGCGAGAGTAGCTCTTCCAACTTCGTTCGAGCTTTCACTTCCGCAACCCCCATTTTGCTTCGGTCAACAGGAGTCAATCCTAGTTGGCAAAGCAGTTTGAAAATCTCTGTCTCTATCGTGGAGAGCATACCGAACAAAGGGTTGGCGTAGGCGTAGCCCTTGTCGGTGTAAAGGACAAATGTGCTTTTCTTCAACTCAGTAGATAGTTTTTTCTGACGCGTCATTTTTTCAATAAGTGAAGTGAGCAAGGGTTCATCGGTCACGGCGATCCATGGAGCCAAAGTGCGAATCTCAGTCCACTTGGTCTTTTGAGCCTTGGTCAAATGCGCAGGAGCTTGGCTTGAAATCTGTGGCAAGAGTGTCACCTTGTTCTTATCAGGCAACTTTCGTTTGCCTGGATTGCCCAAAGCCCGTTTCAATTCTGTTGGTTTTGCGTGACTCATTTTTTCCTTGTTCCCCCGAACATAAAACAGAAAACCCATAGGGTGTTACACTGCGGACAGGTATGCGAAGGAATACGCGGGGTGCTTTACGCGCTTGTTTTCCACACTTTTGACCCGTATGCGGAGATGCCACGGGGGCCGTCATTGATTCTGTGTGTTTTTTCCTTTTGAAGAATTACAAGAACGACAAAGCACTTGCACATTTGCCAGAGTATTTTGTCCGCCGTTTGCTAGGGGAATTATGTGATCCGCCGTCAGGTCATAAGGCGAGTGGCACAACCGGCAAAATGGTTGCAACTGTCGTGCAAGTTTAGATAAGGCCTGCCACTTGTAATCATATCCACGCTCACTACGAGACGGGCGTAGTGCTTCTCGTTTGCGTTTGCAATTAGCGCACAGATGAGAGTTGCGCACAATTGTTCCGCATTGCGAACAAGGTCTAGGAAGTAATGCCATCGTTCTTCACTAAGTATTCAATAGCCATGGCAAGGTGGGCAGGGGAGTCTTTGAAGAATGCAAGACCACTGTTGCACTTATGACATAACAGTCCACGCACTTGATGTGTTGTGTAACTGTGGTCAACATATAACTTGCCTGCTATCTCGTCACGATGTATTCCACAGATAGCGCACGCATAGTTCTGACGAACTAACAGTGATTCATATTCTTCAGTTGAAAGGTTAATAATTGCGCGATGATATTGTCTGCATCGCTTACAAATTGTGTGGCGTTTATTTAATTCTTTGTTGAGATAAGGAAAGAACAACGACTCTTTCGTTTGTTTGCAGATTCGACAGGTGACAAAATCATCAGTCTGAATCTTCCGCTTCGTCATCATCATCCGTTCCGAAGCTCGCAAGACGATCCTCTAATGGAAGTGACAGATACGATTGAAGTGTGGCCGCAACTGCTCTGTTGAGTAATGACTCGATAGCATCAAAAGAAAGATTCTGATCGGTTGTCATTTCTGTCTCAACATCACCAATGCTGATGGAAATGTTTAGCATTTGGTCAACTCCCATCTCATGTCAAGTAAGTCGTCAATAAACTCGTCAACAATGGCGCGTTGGCGCGGGGAGTAATGAGGAATGTTTCTTGCCCTTGATGCGTGTCCAAGAGCTTCATCAATTTCACTGATGGATTCCCCTGAGATAGGGAACTCTGATAACGCAAGTGTAGCATAGAACTTTGACAACATTCTAGGCATTTTGTTGTCTCGCCTTCATAATCGCTTGGAGATCGTAAGTTGACCCACGCTTTTCAATTTCAAACTTCTTGACTAAACGATAGACCTCTCGTTGTGTCATTTGTAGCCAAGCAGAGATGGCTTCAATGTCAAGAAAGAATCTGCGGTTCGGGTTACTCATTGCCAATGCCACCAATCTCAAGACCGACCATTGTTGTTTGCATCCAAAGCAACTGACATCTTGAGTTAATTGTTCAACATCAATGACAACAAAGCGATTGCAGTCATCAGTTGGACAAGGGATTCGTCTTGCCTGTTCTTTGAACTTCTTAGCTGCTGCACGCCCCCGCGCATGAAGCCCCCATAATTCCCCTGCGAAGTCTAACGCCCATTCCTGTTGCAATGTCCATGACAAGTGGGCAATGTGGAACTCGCAGGTGGCCTGCACTTCAAGGTCGGTGCCGTGTTCCTTGGCGACCAGCGCAGGCGGTGTCAACTGCCGTTCGCGCCTGATGATTTGCTCCCACCCGTGAAGGATGGCAAGAAGGTCAGTTGCCATGGAGAAATCCAGGGCATTGACATTGATTCCGATGGAGCGTTCGGCGGTGACGGCGCCACTGCCGGTGCGCGACGGCTCAAGATAGAAGCCTGCTTCATATTGCAACTGTGGCAGCTCTCGCAATATCGCTCTCATTCGCCCGAAGCAACTGCGACATTCGGTTTCAATCTCAGACTTGCAGACTTGGCAGATCATTAGAAGGCAGGCTCCTCGCTTGTGGATAGAACTGTGGATAACTGTGTCCAATACTGAGGCGGTGTTGTTTCAAAGAGTCGGTAACCCTGACAGGTGTGATCGGCAAGAATGACTCGATCCTTGTCGCCCTTTGCCCACTTGATTCGGTTGACACTTCGCTCAACGGCCTCAAAGGAGACGCGGGTGCGGTGTAACTCGTAGGTCATAAGACCGGACAGGCGCTTGATGATTTCTTCCTCAATGGTCAGTCGCGGAGTATCAAGACGGCGGGCAAAGCCTGCCCACGAGATACCTGTCCAGATAACCGTTCCGCAGCGATTGCAGTTGATGGGCTTAAAATCAGCATTCATTAGTCCACCGAAGGTGACCGTTCCACCGTTCCGCGTTCCCCTCTAA